TAGAGCGCCGCCGCGCCGGCCTGCGGGCCGCGCTCACCCAGCGCCTCGATGGCGCGCTTCAGTGCGGTCCCGCCACTGACGGTCCAGCGCACGTTGGCCACTTAGCCGCTCCGGCTCCACGGGTTGAGATCCAGCACCACGTGCGGGCGTCCCAGGTCGTCCTTGACCCGCGTGACGGCCGCGATGCGTGGATGGATGGCTGAGGTCTCCGTCGACCCGGCGTCCTGCGTCGACAGGGTCATCAGGTCGTGCTCGGAGACCGCCGGCGCGGCGACCAGATGCACGCGCTGCGCGGAGAGCACCTGATCGCCCTGCATGTTCACCAGTAGGCGCTTCTGGCCGCTGATCCGGCACCGGAACCGACGTGACTCGCCATAGTACGGCTCACCGAACGCGTCGAGGCCGAGGCGCGGCGCGATCGTTACGTAGTCTCGGCACATGCCCACCAGTTCCGGTAGCATCAGGCCACCCGCGCCGCAAATGGTTGGAGCCAGGCCTCGGCGCCGCTGCCGCTGCTAGCGGGCCCCGCCGTCGCGTACTGTACCGACAGGTCCGCGACGCGCCGGCTCAGCACCCCGGTTGGATTGACCGACACCTCGAGCGTGCGCAGCGCCACGCCGTGCCGCACTTCTTCGGGGATCGTGCTGCCGGTCGACGTTGAACCCCCGAGGCCCGTGCTGTAGTTGAGCGAGTCGGTCGACAGGCCCCCCAACGGCACGTAGCCGGCCACGTAGTCGACCAGCCACGGCGCCGCCTCCGTGTTGGGGATCAGCGCCCCGGTCAACCCCAGCGAGAAGTCCCCGCCGATTGACCGCTGCACGATGGACCAGGGGAACCCTTGGTTCCGGGCGAGGAGACCGGCATCTCGGTTCGCGAGCCGCACGTCGGCGGTTATGTCGGTCGCCTGCCCGGTATCGGTGGCGTCGTAGACGGCCAGAACGGCCCGGATCGGCGTCGCGGTCAGCCGCAGGTACGGATCGCCGAATCCGGCCACCGTCTCGCGGTACGTGGCGACAGGGCCTGGTACGCCGACGAAGGACTGCGCCCACGCCGAGGCGCGCCGCACCAGCCGCCCCAGATGGTCGATCATCTGGGTCGACTCCACGGTGTCCGTGGTGGTGCTGCCGTAGGTCAGCAACAGGACGTCGCCCGTGGTGGCGAAGTCGGGGTCTGTGCTGGCCACCAGGACGTCTAACACGCCAAAACCCCAGCAAAACAGGCCACTAGACAGGCGGCTATACCTATGGTATACTGATAGCTAGGAGGTGGACAATGAAGCGACGACGACGTTGGCAACCACCGAACAACCCGACGCCGCAGGCCAAAGAGGTCTGGGCCACGCTGTTCCCGCTTGAGCCCTGGCCGAAGGGCTGGCGCGTCCAGTGGGTCGGTTTCATGCGCGGCGCATCCGGACTGACGATCTATCGCGAGCGTCGCGTGCTGCTGAGTTGGGGCGACCGTAACAAGAAGGACGGCGGGCCGGTCGACGTGCTGCTGCACGAGTTCATCCACATGCGCGCCGGTCATGCTCTGCGCCACGGGAAGGAATTCCGCGCGATGGAGAACCGGCTGCGCGGCCGCCTTGGCTTGGAGCCAGAACCCGAGCCAACACCGCAGCCGCCTCGCCATCGCCACCGCTACATCTCCGAGCGCCAGCATCCCGCGAACCCGGCTGTCTGGATGTACACCTGCGACTGTGGCTATACCGTGCACTGGTTCCGGCGCCGTCCCGAGTTGATCAAACTGGCGGAGTACGCTGCTGGCTAGCGTCATGCCGCCACCGCGCTCAGCCGCTCGACCAGCGCCGACGCCGACCAGCGCGCCACCGACGGCGGGCAACACTGACTGAGCGCCACCAGCCGGTCCGTCTGCTCCTCGCACGCGTCCGGGGCGAACGGCCGGCACAGGCACGTCCACCCGCGCGGCAACCCCAGCACGTGCTCCACCATCTCCGGGATCGACCGCGCCTGCTCGGTCGACTCGTCCTCGATCGACTGCGACCCCTCCTGGTCTAGCAGGGGCAGGAGCACCTCGGCCGCACTGTCACGCAGCGCCAGCGCCATCGTGCGGTACCGTGTCAGGTCCGTGTCCGGCCGGCGCGCCGTCACCGTGACTGCGAGCCCGATGCCGGAGTACCCGTAGGTTTCCAGGTGCACGCTCAGGTCCGTGGCGCAGCGGCCCCCGGAGTTGAACAGCAGGGCCGCTGGCCGCAGCCGATCCACCACCGCCCAGATTGGCGGCATCCACTGCGGGTCCGCCGATGGCGGGTCGGCGTAGAGCAGGTCCACCGGCTCGAGATCATCGGGCAGCGCGGTCACGTCCACGTACCGCCGCGCGGTCGGAAAGTGGTCGGCCAGGATCGCGCGTCGCCACTCATCGCGTTCCACCTGCCACCGCAGGCGGCCGCCGGCGCGCTCGACGCCCAGATCGCCGGCACCCACGCCAGAGTAGAGCGAGCCGGCCGTCAGCACCGCTAGTCGCTCCACGCCATGACGGAGACCTTGGGCCGGGCAAGTGGCACGCCGCCAGCGGTCGACGTCGAGGTGGTCTTGAGGGTCAAGGTCTCGATGGACAGCGAGTCCTCGGTCTGGAACGCTCCGCCGCTGGCCGCGATGGTCGCTGATCCGGTGGACGCCGTGGTGTTGGGATCCAGGCTGAAGTACAGCGGGTCGCCGCACGTGTTGACGATACGCAGGCTACGCGCCACGAACCCGAAGGTCAGCGTCTCCGCTTGCGTCGCGTTCGCATCGGCCCCGCACGTGGTCATCAGGTGCCCGGTGGAGTAGAAGTTGGGCGAGGTCCCGAGTGACGGCATGTCAGACTCCTTCGCGCTTGGCGCAACGCGCCGCGAGAGCAGCCGACGCCCGAGACGTTCGTTCGCGTCGTTCCTCTGGTGTGAGCTTGGCCATGGCACGCTTCGTTGCTTCGCTCGTGCGCTGGCGCCTCTCCGGATCGGCGGCATAGGCCGCCTTAACGATCGCGCTAATCTTTGCCCGCGTCTCGGCGCTGTGTGTGTTCCTGTGACGGCCCTCTGCATAGGCACGCTTGACACTGTCAGACGTCCGCTGTTTTAGTTCATCGGATCGCGTTCTCGGATGGTCGCCGCGCGCCCACTGCGCTAACGCGCTCGCTCGCAGCTTCTCGCGTGTTCGTGCTGATGGAACGAGTCCAATGCGCTTGGCTGCGCCACGTGCGGCAATCACCGGGTCCAGGTTTGGGTTCCACGCGAACGGGCTCATATTCAGCACTGTCTCGAAGGATTCAAGCCAGCGCTGTTCAACGATCGCCAGATCCTCGATGTGACATTCCTCGAGCACTACGAACGCGAACGCCTGCGCCCCATCACGCCGCCAAAGGATCTGCAACGGCGACGCGTGATGCTTCCCGTGCGCGAGGCGAGACTGATGCGTCCACCAGCGCCCCAGAATGTGCTTCGAACTGCCGACGTACGCCGCTCCACTCTCGCAGTGAATGATCGCGTACGCGCCGCAGAGGCGTGGCTTCATGAAGAGGTAGCCTCATTTGGGCGCACATGCCCCCCCCTGTTTCTTAGGGTCGCGATGTCGTGCCAATAACTCAGTTCCTGCAGCGCGCCGTCGATGGTCTGCAGGCGCGCGAGCAAGGTGTTCTTTTCGGCCGTCAGTGCCTGGCCGCGCTTGAACAGCTCGGACTGCTTGATGGGGTGCTGGACCGGCTCGGCCTCGTAGCCGTACCGCCAGGGCTGCTTGAGCAGGGCTGACGCGGGCGGCAGGCGGACCACGATCCCGCGCGCGTGCGCCAGGCCGAGCATGTACTCGACGCAGGCCTTCTGGTAGTCGTACTCCGTCCCCACAATCAGGTCGATGCCCCAGAGGCTGATCTCGCGCTCGGCGTAGCGGTCGTGGATCCACTGCTTCGCCTTGCCGTAGTTCATCGCCTCGTGGACCCGTGACTCTTCGGTGCTCAGCAGGTTGCTCGCGGTGACCGCCAGATGCCCGTTGCTGGCCGCCGCGACCTCCGCCTCCACCTGCTGGTCGATCAGGTCGATCGCCCACGCCACCATGAACGCCACCGTGGACGTCTCGTAGTCCATCCCCACGACGCGGTCGATTACGCGCTCGATCGGGTAGCGCACGGACGTCGGCAGCTCCGGCATCCGCTCCACCATGAAGATCGGCATGCCGCACTCGGCCAGCCACTTCACATGGTCCGTCCCAGGCACGTTGTCCTCGCGCCAGTTGCGGTGGATGTCGAACCACATGTCGGCGCGTGGAATGTGCCGGTAGAGCTGGTTGAGCCCGATGACGTAGTAGGCCGGATCGGCGAACGGGGCGAGCATACGGGACGACTGGGCGAACCCGCAGATAGCGAACTTCTTGCGCCAAGCGGTGCCGTGGGCCGGGCGGATTAACCCAGCGTCGGCGTCGACGATCTCGAGCGTGGCGTTGACCGGATCGGTGAGGTTGACGCCCTCGACTCCGGGCGCGACCTGCGCGGCGGTGACGTTACTGGACATTGGCGTGTGGCCCTCCATTTGAGGTGTGCAGGGTCAGCATAGCGGCGAGCGTCAGACTCCCTTCTTGACTGGCGCCGCCTTCTGCATGCGGTCGGACGGCGCCGTGTCGGGCGCCTTCTCGACGTATCGGGCAATCCCGCGCGCGACCAGATCGGCAGCGTCGGCGGCGGTGAACCCGGCCCGTTCGCCGGCATTCACCGCCCCGCCACCGTGCGAGTGCACGCGGGTGAGGACTTCCACTTCCACCAGGGGCGTCGTCTCCCACTGCATCGGAGTCGCTACGAGGCGCACCCGCTGGTGACGAGGATGCGCTTGGTCGGCTGCCGGGGCTGCGACAGGTCCGCCTCGCCGAAGATGCCCACGGCCGAGAGCGCGAAGCTGCCCGTGGCGCAGCCAGTGGTCTCAAACTGCGGCCGGATCACGACCTTGATGAACCGCTTCGCCCCGTCGATCGGGAAGTCCGCGAGCGGGCCGGCGTAGTAGACGAACGAGGTGGACGACGTGCCGGCCACCACCGATGTCCCCGCCGACGTGGACGTGGACGTGGACGTCAGGCCGCCAGTCCCGATCTCGGACGTATTGCCGACGTCCCGCTGCACCGCTGTGAAGTAGGCGGAGCTGGTCGACGTCGACGTGGTCTGGCGCCACAGGGGTTGCTGCACCATCCAGGTCCCGGTGGAGTAGGCCACGTACGTCCCGCCCGACGCCGAGGCGTGCATGACGCCGACCGACAGCGTAGCGGTCAGCACCGGCCCGTTGGCCGGCTCGCTGACGCCGTAATCGCCGTACAGGAGCGGCGCCACGCCCAGCGAGCGGAAAGCGCCAGGCAACCCCAGGCGATCGATGATGAACCCCGGAAAGAACTCCGACGTGCCGATGGCGCTCGTCGCCCCGCCGGTGTAGCAGGACAGGCCGGCGACGGTGCAGGAGTGGAAGCGGGCGCTGTGGTACAGCGCCGGGACAACGAACTGCTGCGCGACGTCTCGGGTGATCATAGTCTCGCGATCTCCTTTTCGCCCATGTGGCGGTTACACGCTGCCAGGCGCCCAGGTCAGGAGCGTCATCACAACCGCAGCCTTCTCATGCCGCATGCCAAGATCGTGCTCGGCGATCGCGCGCACGACCGTCTGGTCGAGCGAGAACGCCGCCTGGACCTGCGAGCCGTCGAAGTAGGCCGCCTCCTGCGACGCGTCGACCGCCAGGGCCATCGACTCGCCGATCAACACCTGCGCCATGTCGACCAGGTACAGCTCGCTCTTGCCGACAGTGGTCACGATCGGCGCGAGGGTGATCGGGATGTTGTTGCTCGTGCCGAACGGGAAGCCCCAGAGCCGCCCGCTCGCCATCTCGTCGCGGAAGACCGGGATGCCCTGGCTGTTCAGCAGCGTGCGGAGATAGATCTCCGTGCGCGGCGCCATCAACCACGCCGGCGCCAGCATCGGCATGTTGGCCTCGAGAAGCTTCAGCACCATGCGCCCCAAATCCGTAAACGTGTTCTGCACCGACACCGACGCCGTCTGCTCAATGATGTGATCCGGGTGTGTCCAATATCTAATGCCGCGCGGCGTCGCGGCCGTGCCGTCGTCGCGGATGAAGGCCTGGTCTTCCCTGACCCGCATCCCGTTCACCGTGTCGTCCCGCACGAGTGCGTCCGCGCCCGGCGAGGAGTAGCGGATCAGGTCGTTCGAGACCGGCACCATCGTGACCAGCTTCTTGAAGGACAGCGAGAGCTGCCCGGTGCCGAGCTGGCTGATCGGGGCGTTCGTATTCTCACCCACGTAGTAGGACGTCGAGCCGGTCGTCAGCTTGGGGATCTTGATCGTGCCCGTCGGGACCGGGATCGTCCGCGCCCCCAGGCGTCGCACGACCGAGGCGTTGCGCAGAAACTCGATGACGTCCTGGCTGTACTGGATCGGGACCAGGAACCCACCGGCCGTCGCATCGCCGGCCGCCATTGCCTTGGTGCGTTCCTCGGCGATCTGGTCGGCCAGCACCTTGTCACCCCACGACGCCAGGAAGTGCTCCGGTGGGACGAACCGCCCTTCCTTCAGCGCGAGCTGCGTCGCGGCGCGGGCCCGGACGACGCGGCCGAACTTGAGGGTGCGACGCAGCACCTGGTTGTGATGCTCCGGCGACGCCGTTTCCCAGATGCCGGCGGCGCGGTCTTCCGCAAGCTGCGCGTACTCCTCACTGGCGGACTTGCGCAGGCCGGCGGCGGTGCCGGTCAGCATCTTCTCCATCCAGTCCGTCTGCTTCTGCGCCAGCGGGGCGACCTCGGTCTCGACGGTCTTCTTGACCAGGGCCGCGACGGCGTCGCCGCCGGACTCGCCCTTCATCGCGTCCGCGATCATGTCGACGAGCTGCTGCTTGCCAATGATTTGCTGGGTGGGCATTAGGGACCTCCTCAGTCCACTCGGCCGCGAAGGGCATTGACGGCCCCGCGGACCTCGGTCGTCACCAGGGTGGCCAGGGCCTCGCCAAACGCCGCGCGCAGATCGCGCGGGTCGAACAGGCGGACCGTGTCCGGTTCCTCTTCCAAGACGAACACCACGGCGTCATCGACGGGGTCCGGGGTCGGCGCACGCTGCGCTAGGGCCGTCTCGATGCGCTCGAGGCGCAGGATCAACTCGTCCATGACCGCCTTGCCCTGGCAGGCCGCCCCGCCAGGACAGTCGTCGCGCGTGCATCCCGGCTTGTGCATCGGCGGCGCCTTGGGCATCACGTCCGCCTCGGCGTCCAGGATCCCCTTGGCCCACGCGACCAACGGCGCCGTGTCGATCCCCTTGCCCTGCGCGTCCATCAGGGCCTCGGGATTGGCCGGCACCGGGACGATCGACCACTCAAGCAGCTCCTGCTTCTCGAAGTCGACGCCCCCGCGCTCGGCGTTGAACGCGTGCTTGTGAGGCCGGAACCCAACCGACGCGGACGACAGGAACCCGCCCTTGACGAGCTGGTAGACCGTCTCCGCCATCGGGTTGGCGTCCTTGGGGG